CGCAAGTGACTGGTTATAGCGAAATAGCGGAGTTAATACAAAATGATTTTGAAGAGTTTAACGTAATCAGTCGCTACACAGATATAGACAAAACAATGATGAAACAGCTGGGTGAGCAGAATCTTTTAGAGTTCACTACTATCGGTAGGCAAGCCCAGGAGAAAATAACCCAATCGATGTATAATATGGTAGCAGCTGGGGCGCCATACGACGACTTGGTTAAACAGATAAGGTCGGCCTTGGTGGGGCAGGTAGATGCCCGTGGGCGGCCACTTACCAAGTATGCTGAGTTATACGCAAACGATGGAGTCATGAACTTCTACAACTCTGTGCATGTAGAGAAAGCTCGGCAAAACGGTATGCAGCACATGATGTACGTGGGCACAATTATGGCTACCACCCGTGACTTCTGTGCCCAACGAGTAATGCAGGCTTATAGTGTAGAAGAGATTAACTCTTGGGACTTTAACTGGAGCGGTAAACGTGGTCCTGCGTTGTCTTACAGAGGTGGCTGGAATTGTAGGCATCATTGGCGAGCTGTTAAGAAGAGCTGGATCAAAGGTATCGAAGACTATCAGATTTCGGGGCCACCGCCTGGTTGGAAAAATCCTGAAGGTGGCCGCAGTTGGGACTCTTTTGATAAAAAGACGCAGACAGCTCTAACAGGTATTAGAGCCAAGTTACGCAAAGGAGTAAAAATAAAAGAAGGCACACCCCGAGTGAAGGTTTGGCAAAGCGAGTTGAATGATGCCGAACGTCAGGCATTTATAGCAGCTTGGGAATCGGAAGGCTTGGTTGTAGATGATGTTTTAAAGAAAGGACTGAAGCCACCTGTTAAGCCACCTGTTAAGCCACCGAAGCCTCCTAAGCCACCACCTCCCAAACCGCCCAAGCCGAAACCGACTCCTGTAGTCAAACCTTCTACAGAGGGTCTTGACAGGAAACAGAAGATTGCCATGACTCGTCTCGAAAAATTGGAGACAGTTGATGAGTGGGGTGCACCGGATTTAAAGGGTCCCAATGTAAGATCAAGCATCCCATTGGTTAGAGAAGAGGTAGGTGACCTGGAAGATGAAATAGCTGGCAAAGTCAAACGTGCCAGGGAATTGGAAGCTCCTGAAACTGTCAAGAGTGTAAGGCTCGGAGAGCTGAAAGGTGTGCAGGACTTTGTGGAAAAAGATAGAATGCGTGGACTTATACGAGCTAACTTCCCAGATGGAGATGAGTTACCAATAGTAGTTAGGCATGATGGTGAATGGATTTTGTGGAATGGTTACCATAGGGCCGAAGCCAAGTTACTACTTAGACGTAAAACTATAAAAGCCAGGATTATAGACCTTGATGCACTTGAATCAGGAACGATAAAACCAACACCAGTATCTCCAACTGTGACTCCTGCTAAATTAGGTAGCCGTGAAAAATTAAAGAAAGTTTGGGATGACGAACAATACAGAATTGACGAAATAAAGGCGCATGGCTGGCCCACCGAGGAAGACTACGATAGGCTTTTCAACGCCGAAGTGAACTACTACAATGCGTTGCCTTGGGGTGAATTGCAGCAGAGAAGAATTGAAATACTGGATAAGATGACTTACTTTAGTAATGTGTCAGACCCAGCCCTTAAGAATCGACTACTTAAACAGATGGAACAAGGTAGTAGCCATGTTCCGTATAGGCTTTTGCGGGATATGGATCGCAACGGTCTTAGGATCGAGTATTGGCAGGGTAATGGTAGGGCCAGTTTTAATGCGAGTCGTAATAATCAAATTAATATATTCCGAGGTGACGGATTTGGGGGTCACCCGATAAGTGAACAGCTGGCGCACGAAATGGGCCATGCTATTGACTCGTTCATGGGGGAAGGTGGACGTGGCTTTGGCCGCAATTTTGGCAAGTGGAAAGCTAATCCCTATTCTACGGAATTGGAAGCTAAATTTTACAGGAACGCGTATAATAAACACAAACTTGCTGGCCAACCTAAAGGCACTTATTATAATGGTGACGGTAGTTACTGGAAGGGGCACTGGATAAACAACTACGAGGGTCGCATATATAATGATGGAGGTGTTGCTCACCAGTGGTTTTCTATGGGGATAGAGCGATTTAATAGATCATTTACTTTATTTCGTAGTGATAAGTTTGACAAACGAGTTATTGAATTGAGTCATGCGGTCCGTAATGCATCCAACAATATAAAGAACTACAAAAAAGGTAGCGCTCAGTATAACCAGTACGTTGGTATACTACATGAAAAAAAATCGAAGTTGGATAAAACATTCCCAGTGGGCAAAACCTACGAGCAAGCCAAATGGGAATGGGCTATGAATAGAGGTCACTGGGCCCAACAAAAGCATTACTACCCAGAGTTTTCCCAGTGGATGGAAGACTTCTTTGCCCGTATAAATGTTATGGACGGCCGAGGTGGTCTGGACTATGGGTTCAAGCATACTAAGAAAACTGTTACCGTAAAACTGAAGCAAGAAATTGAAAGCATTAATATAGAGGCTATGCTATGATACGACATACAGTAAAAGATGAGTCAACTAAGGTCGAGGGTGAAATCGTTTATAACGAAGACCCAAAGGTAGCTCCGGTGCAGTATACGCTTTTGGTTCCGAACAGAGCTCTTGCTTCTAAACTTAATAAATATTTCAATAAGGAACGAGTCTTTTGGGTTCCAGAAAGTCAAAAGATAGATGACTATCGTAGAGATGTAGAGAAACCAATTAAGCATGTCATGTATTTTGAAATGGCGTTAACTGAGCTCGGTAGTTTGGGGTTGAAAATAATTGAATAACATATTTGACGATAAAGATATTCGCATGGCTCTGGATAATTTAGCACTAGCAATTGCGGACGAAGAAGAGCCTTACTACACTGTTATGGATATAGTAAACTATTCACTCATGCTGAAGTCTATGGTATGGGTCATAACTTTTCCGCAGGGGGGAAGTTATATCTTCACCGATGTTTTAAACTGAAAAAAGGAGGTGATTTTTGCGAAGTTTGGGGCAACGTGATTTTTTTGTTTGCCTTTGTATGTAAAATGGAGTAAACTTTTTTTTAATTATTTATGAACGTTCCCGGAAGGGACAAGGAGGTGGAAACCATGTTTGAAAAATTAGCTTTGGATGGTGATGGCAAGGTCAAAGTCACGGAGGATGGAAAGCCTATTTATAACGATAAAGATGGCAAGGAAGTTCCCGTAGATGCGCCGCAAATGTACCAGAAAATTATTGACTTGGGTAAAGAGAACAAGAGGTTCCGGGAAGCTGGCGACCAGTTGAAGTCAAGGTATAAACTGTTTGAGGACATAGAAGATGTAGAGAAGTGGCATGCGGAAGCAGCGAAAGCCATGGAAACAGTAGAGAACTTCAACGAAAAAGACTGGCTCAAGGCAGAGAAAGTCGAGTCAATGAAAAGGCAAATGAAGGATGCACACGAACAGGATTTGGCAAAACAGAAGGAGTCATTTGAGGGTGTTATCCAGAAGGAGAAAGACTCGAATGCTCGCAAGAATGCTCAAATTCGAAAACTTACTGTCGGTGCCAAATTCAGTCAGCACCCTTTATTTGTTGGAGAGAAAAGAAAGACAACTATGACTCCCGACGCAGCGGAAGCTATATTCGGCCGTAATATAATGGTTCAGGAAGACGACAAAGATCCTGAGTCGTTAGTGACTCGTGTTTACTATGACAAGGCCAGGAATGATATGGTCTATAGTGTAGTGAATCCGGGCGAACCGGCCGATTTTAATGAAGGGATGGCTCTCCTTTGGGAAACTTACCCCCAGAAGAATAACTACATACGTGGTGACGGAGGGGGATCTGGTGCAAAAGGTGGTGAAGGCGGTGGTGGTGAACCAACCGATACGAGTGACCTCGCAAAACTCCAGAAGCAATACGACGAGGCCATAGCTGCCAAGCAAACAACGAGAGCAATCTCGCTTAAGAATCGCATCTTTGCGATTAAGCAGGGCTCCCGGGCAGCTTAATCTTTACTACTTTTTAACGAAGGAGAAATCAAAATGGCGAATGTTAACGCTGCTGCAACCGTTTGGAATTGCCCGAACTATACGGGTGAACTCTATCTGATCGGTGCCAATAAAACTCCGTTCCTGAACATGATTGGTGGTCTTCAGGGCACCGGAGTCCGTACGGTTGCCGACTTTCAGTTTCCCTTGGCTCAGCCTTGGGGTCTTGAAGCTGCTTCCCAGCCTGCAATCACGGAGACGGCTTCTCTAACTGCGCCCACACCTTGGACTTATGTTCGGGCGCAGGATGTCAATACCTGCCAAATCTGGCAGCGCCAGGTGTCCGTGAGCTACGCGAAGCAATCCGTTGTTGGCCAGGTCACCGCCGATCCCACAACTGGCTTGGTTGATGCTACCGATGGTCAGCCCGTGGCCAATGAAAGGGATTTCCAGATCAATGCCCATATGCGACAGTTGGCATTGGACATTGACTACACTTTCCTTAATGGCGCCTACCAGCAGGCTACAAGTGCTGCTGTAGCGGCCAAAACTCGGGGCATTATAACTGCATGTTCCACAAACTCCGTGGACGCCTCCAGCGCAGCGTTGAGTAAAACTCTCATCGATCAAATCCTGCGTACAATGGCAACAAACGGTTCTGAGTTTCTGCAACCGGTAGTGTTCTGTAATGCGTTTCAGAAACAGCAGTTCTCCAATGTCTACGGCTACGCCCCCGAAGACAGGAATATCGGTGGTACTAATATTAAAATGATCGAGACCGACTTTGCCGAATTGGGCATTGTTTGGGCACCGAATGTTCCAGCGGCTACCATCCTTATCGCAGACCTGGCCTTCTGCGCTCCGGTGTTTTTACCAGTTCCGGAGAAAGGTGTGTTGTTTTACGAAGAGTTGAGTAAAACGGGTGCATCGGAAAAGGGGCAAATCTACGGGCATGTTGGAATTGACTATGGTCCCGAAGAAATGCATGGCACAATCACTAACCTCGCTACTTCCTAATCGGCCGGACGGCTTGTAGTATGTAGTACTTTCGATTAGGTATAAGGAGAATCGAGTAATGGCGAAAAAAGGAACAGCAGTACGTCGTCGCAGGTTGCAGAACAATCCGGCTGTCCATCCGGAGCTGCGGTGGTGGATCAAGCTGATCAATGATACGCAGGGATTCAGCACTACCACAACCTCGACGAGCACGACGACCACGACCACATCAACAACCACTTCTTAGTAAGTGGGTAGTCAGAGGAGGCTTTTTATGAAATTCTATCAAGGGTTATTGCCCAGAATAATTTGGGATCCGTCGAACAACCGCGCTCTTCTTGAGTTTGATGAGAGAGGTGAGTTCGAGACCGAAGATGAGGATTTACTCAAATTACTACGCGGCAAAGGGTACTTGTTGGATCGGGATATGGCTGAACTCGAGAGAACTGGGCGCTTGCCGCATGGTGGATTTGAAAAGGTCATTGAAGATGGAGACTTGCCTTCGGGGCGACTAGCAGTTGAAGATGACTCATACGTTCACGGGCCACCGGCCAAAGTGCGTCCACGTCACCAGGCGGTGCCAGTATCAGAGGCAGCCGATAGGACAGGCGCAAAAAAATCGGAACTAAAGATTAACATCCCAGGCAGCAATGAAATAGAGTCGAAACCGAAGAAAAGAACCAAGTCAGTTAAGGAGTCTTCACCAAGAGTAAAAAAACCAAAGCGTACGATTAAACGCCGAAAGAAGTAATCATGCGAGGTAGTAATGGCTTTACTATTTCATGACGATGATGATCTAATCGCTGTTCGATCGGAGATTTTTAATTACGGTGAAACAGACTTTGAAGATCAGATGACAGAAGCGGAGAGCGTTGTGGCACGAGCACTCGACTCGCGCTGGTATCGGGCCAATGCTGAGAACTACGGGCTTGATTGGCGTGAAAACCCTTTTGATACGTCCTTGCTGTTAGATGTAACTCAGATCAAAAGGGTATGTGTCTATAAGTCGTTGCAATTAATTTATCTACTTCTGGCAAAGGAGTCGTCCGAGCCTGATGGGTTCGAGCGAAATAGCTCCACATTTAAGAAATTGTATGCCGAAGAAATCAA